TAGGCTGATTCCACCATTTTGATTTGATTTCTTCTTTAGCCTTGGGTGGATTAACGTAGACTTCTTTAACGTCAGCCATTAGTTTGAACTCCATTCCGCAATATCATCATCGGTTAAGTCTTCAAATTGTTTCATGGTTTTATCCATTTTAACTGGCTTGATTGAAAAACCAGAAAACATCACCACACGTACACCATCAGCTTCCAATTCCGCAATTCCGTTTTTCGTCATAATTTGGGTGATTTTTTCAATATCTTTTACGTTTTTGATTATTCTTTTGCGGTTTTCCACTTTTTTATTATCGGTTGTATTTTTCAAATGTCAAGCTCCCAAAATGGTTTTGCTTTCTCGCTAGATAATTTATCGGCCTCTTGGTCCCACCATTCATCCACAACCTCTTCTGAATTCTTATCTTGTTCATCAGCCATGTAATGATAACAAAACCGCCATGCATACAGCGCGGCATCCGCCAAGTGATTCGGACAGCTCGCGTTTTCAATACGTTTCACCGACTTCTCATCCCATACCAAAGATTTCCATTCATCCTGCAAGTCATAGGTTTTTTCATTCCAAAGCATAATATGACCCTGAATTAATTCAGCATTCATGATCTCAATGAAATCGGACTTGCCGCTTTTCTCCGCTGCTACAAACGGAATACCATGTCGATTCTTCATTTCCTCAACAGCCTGTTTGTCTGACCCATCCACTACATAATGGTCAAAATCATACGTCTTCATGAGATACTTGCAGTAATTGGCAACCGCCGTAATATCCATATGCTTTTGCTTTACAGTCTCAAAAATATAAAGCTTTGGGTCATATTCTTGATACCCAGCAACCACAAACGCGGTGTCATCCTCATACCCAAGATCAACACCAAGCACATACGTCCACTTGTTTCCGACAGGCTTTCCATTATGCAAGTTCTTTTGAGAATACTTGTAGACCAGTTTTGAATCATCAATCACCCATTGATTCAAATACATTTGCTTAAAGAGTGGCGTATCTTGAATAGATGGATTAGCCGCAACCAATTCGTTCACATCCTTTTGAACTTTTTCACACATGTAAGGGTTTTCTTGCCAACCCCATTTATGAAGCGACCAACCTTTTTCGTTGCCGTTAGTAATATCGAAAAATAAACCATGCGAGATGTTGGATGTGGAACCAACCATACAAATAGTCCCATCCAAATCTGCAAGAGCTGGGTAAATTTTAGCATAAACAATCTCGCGTAAATCAACGCGGTATGACGCAGATTCATCAATCACCACAAGTTTGTATTTCTGTCCCAGTAGTTTTTCAGATTCACGGTCTGATTGATCCAAACCCAACAGATAAATCACAGATCCGTTAGGCATTGTAACTGTAAGTGTCACCTCATTAAATGAAGCGTGTAGACCAAACTTTTGATTAATGGTCTTTAGCACATCTTTATACATGATTCTTTTAGCTGACTCTCGTGTGAGAGCTAGATAAAGGCATGTGACACCTGGATTAGCCATAGCTTCTTTGAATAAATACAAACCAATTCCATAAGACTTACCTGAACGCCGCGAGCATTGCGCAGCTTTCTTTTTAGCAGGATCTAAAATGAAATTAGTTTGGTGAGAAAAACTTCGATCAAGAAGATCTGCTTTCGATTTACGCCGACAGAATTCTTCTAGAATCGCACGATCATTGGAGTTCATTGATGTACACGGTGTTGTACAGTGAAGTGATAACAGTAATATCTTTAGACTTTAAACGAATGTAAACCAAATGATCTTCGAGTTTAATTTCAAACTCTGGCTCACTGAAGTAAATCTTTTCGTGCTCACCGATTTTTATTGACTGTCCCGTTTTGAGTGCCTTGATTTTCATTTTTTTCATTTTCAATCTCCAATTGTTTCATTTCTTCTAAAGTGATTTGAATCAACAGATTAATTTTTCTTTGTTGATTAACCAAGTCGCCAAGAAGTTGACATTTTTGTCTGTAAATTTCGATCATCGTAATCCTGGGTTATAGATTAAATTGTATTTGTTCTTCAATGCATCATAGTTGATTCCTATGTATGTGCAAAGAATTGGATTGTTTGAAACATTAATTTGTTTGATCAAATCGTTCATGATGCCAAGCCTACGAAACGTATGTTTGGTAAACGCCCAGTGAATACAAAGTATATCGTCGATGTATTCATAAACCACATACGCATAGATTTGGTCATGGTCTTCAGGATCACATGCAACACACACCTGAGATTTTTCAATAATACGCTCAAGTTCAGGTTGAAATATTTTAAAATAGATTTTGGAAGGGATTCGTTTTCCTTCATACGACTCTTTGTAAGACTTTAACCAAGAATCAAAAATGAAGTTTCGGTCACTCTGTTGGGGTGGTCGGAGCAAGCAGTTGTCTCACTTTTTGTTCAAGTTCGTTATCTGAAAGTTGTGTGATTTCTTGATTGATTTGTACTGCCACTTGAGGCTCATCACGAAAGTCTTCGGGATAGAGAGCTTTAAGGTATTTATACGGGTCTTTTTTCTTTAATTCAGGATTTAGCTCTGAAACTGCAAAATAACCCCGAGCTTTAGCGACTTCTTCAGCCATATCAGGGTTTTCGTTAATCCAAGTTGAAAGAGTTTGACGACACACCCCAACATAGTCAGCGGCTTGAGAAATCGTAGCACCCAAAGAAAAAGCATGAATCGCTTTGGTGATACGTAACGCATCTTTTTTACTAGCAATTTTCTCTTTCTTAACGCGGTTTGTTATTTTTCCTAGAGGTGTGATTGACATCTATTGTCCGATTTTAACACAATGTTAAAAACCAAACAAAACAAATAGTTAATTATTTTTATTGTTATATAATCTTACATCAACTTTGTAATTTTCATATAATCAATAAATTCAAAAACTTAAATATCAAAACCCCCTATTATTATATTATTATACTATAATAATAATATATATATATAAGAGTAGTTTTTTTAGTACTTATTTTGAATGTGTCTTTAGGGGGGTGTTTTAGGAAATATAATCTATAAGTTATAATTTGACATCAACCTCAGATTGATTCAATTTGAGGATGGCAGGTAAGTCTAAAAAGCTTTTGGCGGGATGCACCGCCACCTGCCGTTAAACCTCATGCATCGGAGGATGATATGCAAGATATTGTTTCTTTTTTAAATTCCAATGGTTATACGCCACCTACAGACAAAATCGCCTGTGACGGGAAAATCCATCGATTTGACCGCGATGGAAAACTAAATGCTTGGTTTGTTGGTTTTCAAAACCATACAACCGATGGTCGCGTTTATGTGGTTGCGGTGGTGGGCGATTGGAAAACGGGTGAAGAAATCACCTATAAGCCCAATATGCGAATGTCGAAACACGACAAGCAGGCGATGGAGAAATCGATTAAAGATTCATCCAAACGAATCGAAGAAGAGCGTAAACAAATTCAAGAAAAGGCGGCTATGGAGGCGAGCACTTTTTGGGACAAATGCCAAGATAAAGCCATATCCGAGTATCTTACCAAGAAATCGTTGTCTTCCTTGTATGGAGCCAAAACCTATTTAAACGGTAATGGACGCTGTGTGATTGTGCCTATGCGTGATAACACTGGAAAAATCTGGGGTTATCAGGAAATTTACGCAGATAGTACCAAACGGTTTGGTTTGGGACAGAAAAAACACGGCAACTATCACATGATCGGCAATCCAACGGATACGATTTATATATGTGAAGGGTTTGCTACCGCTGCCAGCGTGCATGAGTCTACCAAACAATGTGCTGTTGTTGCGTTTGATGCAGGAAACCTAACCCCCGTGGCAAGATCGGTGTTTGAAAAGTATCCGGATAAGAAATACGTGATTTGCGGTGACGATGATCTTATTGGAATTGAGAAAGCTAATGAAGCGGCGAAGTCTGTGATGGCTAAAGTTGTATTTCCTGGGTCTGGACTGAATGATTTCAATGATTTGTTTGTCGCTCAAGGGGAGCAAGCTGTTCGAAATCAATTGGCAACTGTAACGCCTGAGAAACATACCGTGAAATGTTTAGGGTACGATGGCGATGAATATTGTTTTATTACCAATAAAAAACCACAGGTTACACGTATATCTGCGAGTAGTTTTTCTAAAAATGCACTTTTAAATCTGATGGACTTGGACTACTGGGAGTCGAGATTTCCATCCAAGAGATCAAGTTTTGATACAGAAAAGGCGTTTGATTACCTAATGCAAGGATGTAGGCAATCTGGCGTATTTCGAGATGAAAATATTCGTGGAACTGGAATATGGCAAGATCAGGGTAAAACAGTGATTAATTTGGGTGATCGTTTATGGGTGGATGGACATGTGTTTGGATACGCTGATTTTAAGTCCCGATATATTTACGAATCAAGCCACATTATTAACGCCCCACAAAGCGATTATTTGAGTTTTAACGAGGTTTTGAGTTTTAAACGGCTTCTGGATCAACTTTCATGGAAAAACCCCGCGTCTTCTAAAATTTTGCTTGGATGGCTATATTTATCGGGGATCTGTGGCTCGATTTCCTGGCGACCTCATATCTGGATCACTGGACCTGCTGGAAGTGGGAAAACAACGGTACTGAATGAGATTGTTGCGCGGGTAGCTGTAAATTCGATTCAAATTTTAGGGAAAGCCACAGACGCAGGAATTCGTTATTCTTTAAAATCGAATTGTTTACCCATTTTATTTGATGAAAATGAGACAACCGATAAAAATTCACTGCAACGTGTTAACAATGTGATTGATTTATTTCGCGTTGCATCTAGCGAAACGGATGCAAGAATTGTGAAGGGGTCAGCTTCTGGTAAAGCTGTATCGTATTCAGTTCGATTTATGGCAGCCGTTTCTTCGATTTCAGTTGGATTATCTACCGAGCAAGATTTATCACGTTTCAGTGTTTTGGAAATGGTATCGAATAAAAATAACGGGTTTATGGATCGAGGTGGAATTCGAGATCAATTATGGAATATGTTATCGGATGAGTGGTGTCAAAAATTTTGGTCACGATCAATTCATACGTATGAAACTTGGAAGAGAAATTTTAAAATTTTGCATCCTATTTTAATGAATCGTGTGAATGCTAGATACGCAGATCAGTATGGATCTATTATGGCTGGATACTACGCCGCAATTATGGATCAAGCGATAACCATCGAAGAAGCTAATATTGCAGCAAGTGAAGATTTTGTTTTTCTTGAAAAGGAATCAAAAAACGAAGAAACCAATGAAGAAAATTGTCTTAACTACATGCTTAATTTAAAAATTGTAGATGGTGGTAAAACTTTTACTGTAATGGGTTTAATTGAACATTTAAAAAATTCAACAACAGAAGATCAAGAAGTTTTTTTTCAAACCACATTAATGAATCATGGGTTTAAGGTTGTTAAAGATGAGCTACACATACGCACAGTTCATCCAACTCTGAAAAGTTTAATGCGTGAATCTGACTGGCCGATTAATTGGAGCAGATCGTTAAAACGAATTAAAGGCGCAGAAGCTTCTGTTGCTTTATTTTTTGGAAGATCAGGGGCAACTGTTAAAATCCATATCGATCAATTGTTTAACATGAAAGATTGAACGATGGAAAGTACATCGGTATTTCTAGCATGAATATATAAACCGCCATGTTTTTCAATCATGTCACGAAAATATTTCTGATGTTTTTTTAAAATATCGGACCCTGTTTTGCATTCAATTGCTAGAAAACATCCTGCGCCACTGGCGCATTTCATAATGCCGATAATGTCTGATGAGCCTTTTAACCCAAATGTAATAAATCGTTTTTCGTCAACACGCGCAACCCCTGTTTGATTAGGCCATGCGCGTACACCTGGAAGACTACAAACTTCAAGGATTGTTCTATTTACGAGGTCCGTGTGCGCTTGACCCATTCCGGTATCACTCTCTTTGGGCAGTATTGTTCTGCAATCTTATCACCAAATTTTGCTTTCATTTGATGATAAATCCAACCGCGTTTGAATTGTTTTTCTTTTCGAACACGTTGTAAACGTTTAAATTCTGTTAGGTGATTTTCTTTTTCAAGCCGGACTAATTCCCCAGCTTCCTGTTTGATCTCACGTTCTTTTTCCGCTTGGCTTTTTTCGGCACCACAATGTGGACACGTTGATAAGTTACGCCGAAAAGCTCCATAACAAACTTCACAAATTTTGATTTGAGTGACTTCTTCTTTTTCTTTCCCATCTAAATCTACCTTTCTTTCGTCTTGGATAAACCCATGGCGTAAAATATTTCCGGCGTTATCCAAAATTAAAAAATTATCTTTTCCTTCAACCACACGAGATCCGCGACCAGCTTGCTGTACATAGAGATTATAGGATTTGGTTGGACGTGCCATGATGATACATGACACTTTCGGAATATCCACACCTGTGCAGAAAATACCAACATTGGTAATGCACTGAATTACACCTGTTTCTAAAAGTTTAATAGCTCCATCTCTTTCAGCATCTGTACTGTCTGCATCACAATGAACTGTACGAATACCCGCTTCATTGAACATTTGTTCAATATGTTTGGAGTGTTTAATAGAAACTGCAAAAATAAGTGTTGGACGATTTTCTCCAAACTTTTTCCATGTTTCCACAAGGTTTCCTACAATTTTGTTTTGATTAATAATGTCTTCAAGTTCAGCTACAATATAATCTTTGGTTGATCTGGAAACTCCGACATTACTTACGTCTACTGGACATGGAGCAAAATAAACTGGTGGGACAAGATAGCCTTGATCTACAAGTTCAGAAAAAGATATAGGTTTAACAACCACATCCGCAATATGACGTAAGGATTGATCAGAGTAAGGGGTTGCAGATACGGGAAGTAAATAAGCGTTTGGATAGTGAGATATAAAATCACGATAAGTTTTTGAAATGGCATAGTGAGCTTCATCTAGAACAATTAAATCAAAATCTGGGTATAGACTCCTAGAGCGTAGTGTATCCACACTGCATATCTGTATGGGTTCATTGGGTCGTATATTCCAATGACCCGCCATCATGACCCCATGAGGCACATTTTCACGCATAAGCCGTTTATGACACTGATCAACCAGTTTACGACCTCGCACAATCATCCCAACCCGCTTACCTTTCAATGCCACTGACTTCATGATGTGAGAGAAAATTACAGTCTTCCCAGAACCAGTAGCCATATGAAGCAAGACTTTTTTAGTTCCACGACTATAATGTTTTCGAATTTCTTCTACAGCTTTTTGTTGATAATCTCTTAGCATATGTGTTATTTACCTATATATATGAAAAAACCAGTCATTAGCTACAAAAGAAAACCATTCTCCTTTTATCTTAATGATCATGAGAAAAAAATAATCATGACTAAAGCTAAAAAGTTTGCAGGCGGTAACATTTCTTTATGGATTCGTGAAGCGTCCACTAAGCACCTTCCGAAATCTTAAAGTAAACACTTGATTTTTTTCTGTATGGTTCAAGATCAATATCTTTCAAAACATCTATTTTTGAATAATCAATACTTCCGATTCGATGTGTTTTTGTAACGATTAATTCACCAATTTTTGATTTTACGTTATTTTTAGCTAAGTCAAAAATCGTTTCTTTAATGGCTTCTAAATCTTTACTTAATTCGTCTATTTTTTTCTTTACGTCCACATATCTTTTCACAACATCTTCATGTCCTTTAACAATTCTAACATCTTGATCGACTAAATCTGGTGGCGTGTCAGATACAACCAACTGCCAAAATCTTACCGCGCGCTGCAAATAATCCATGATGTATTTTTGATCAGGTTTTATTTTATTAATCTTAATCGTTTTGTCATCTGTGATGGTGACGTAATCAATCCATTTTGCACCAGTCACAATTAACTGATGTTGAACTTGAGCGTAGTGTTTTGGTGGAATAGTTTTATGATTCTTCCCAACGTATTTAATTTCAATACCCTGCTTGTTAGAAAAACCATCCATAGTTGCACGTAGAAATTCAAATTCAACATGTTGGCAACGCATCGCTGGCATGTTTAGACCAGTTTCCAATTCATATCTAGCCCTAGCAATTGGCTCCATTTCGTTGCCTTTATTCATAATAAAAGACGATTTATCATTATCTTGGATTTTACCTGTTTTTTGCTCCCATAATTGATAAGGCGTACAGTAATCATAATGCCCCATAATTACAGGCGCATCGCTAGAACCCAATCCCTGTCTGCGCCATTCCAACCATTCATTTTTACTTGACATATGTTTTTTGCTCCTTTATAAATATTCTTGACGTATATAGGTTTCTTATATATGTTTTGAAATAAAGGAGCAAATAAAATGTTGAAAATAAAAGAAAGTAACCCAGCAAAACCAGTTCGAATCATGGTGTATGGGCCAGAAGGTGTGGGTAAGTCTACCCTTGGCGCAAAATCAGATTCACCTATTTTTATTTCACCAGAAGGTGGAACAGATCAATTAACCGATGCGCAAGGAAGTCCCGTTAAATCCATTGCAGACGTTAATACATGGGATGATGTAATTTCATCTCTTAATAGCCTGATGAACGAAAAGCACGAATTTAAAACATTGGTTTTAGATTCTGCTGATTGGATTGAAAAACTTGCGCATCAAAAAATCATTGGCGAATCAGGTAAAGATATTATCAGAGCCAACGGTGGATATGGTGCAGGGTATAGACAGTCCGAAAATATGCATAAGCATTTGATTGAATTACTGGCTCAGCTTCGTGAGAAAAAAAACATGAACATTGTGATTATTGCTCATACGCATGTACGCCCTGTGAAAGATCCAGAAATGCTAGAACAATATGATTCATTCGAAATCAAATGCCATGAGTTTGTTTCATCTTTATATCGAGAATGGGTAGACGGATTGTTTTTTGTTCGCTTCAATACATTCTTAAAAACCGATGAATCTGGAAAATCAAAAGCGTTAACCGATGGATCTAGAACATTGTACACTGTGAAAAAACCAGCGTTTCAAGCGAAAAATAGATACGGAATGCCAGAAAGTATTGAGTTTACGTTGGATGCTTGGAAAACAATTTCTCAATATGCGAAAAAAGGTATTGTGCAAGAAACATCAGAAATGATTTATTTTGAGATTCAAGAAATGTTAAAAGTAGCGCCGGAAGATATTAAACAAAAAGCAATTGAAAATACTGAAAAAAATAAGTCTAACAAAAAGCAATTGGTTGCCATTCGTGACCGATTAAAAACCATAGGAGAAAGTAAACATGCCAATTAACCCAGGAACATATAAAGCAAAAATTAAGGACTACGGCTATAGCCAGAAAGAAGGAAAAGATCCTTCAGCCATGGTTCAATTCCAACTTGAAGACGGTCACACCATTACTTGGTTTGGATCTTTCAACGGAGGAGCGCGTGCAATCACTGTTAAAACTCTGATTGAAACTTTGGGATTCTCTTCGGATAACCCAGAAGATTTGTACAAGGGTGCCGGATCGTTTGTTTTAAATGAGGATCGTGAGTATGACTTGGTGATTGAAGATAATACTTGGAATGGCGTTACTCGCCCGCGAATTAAGTATATTAATGTTTCAGGTCAAACACGAACCATCGAAAAATTAGATGCTTCTCAAACTAAGGTTGCCATTGGTGGACTTAATTTGAAAGCTGATTTTTTGGCGGCCAAACAAACAATGCCGAAAAAAGATGAAGACTTGCCATTTTAATAAAGGTGTTGAAGTAATGGTAGACGGTTCTTTTAAAACCAATATTCGAAAAGAGCCGTTTATCGGAAGTGATGGAAAATATTATGTTTGCGTTAATGGAATTAGTGGGCAAGTAGAATTAGAAAGGGTGAAATTATGGAACCAAGTTTAAATCCACCGAATGATACAAAACTAGAAAGGATTGCTGACTATGTGGACGACTTACCGCTTAAAAATTTGGCTGATGAAATTCAATCTTATGGTTTGGATGAGAAGGTTAAAGAAACGATACTTGAGCTAGAGCTTCCGAATTGTAATGATTTTATGAAAGAAGTGATTGAAGGTAGTAATTTACATTTCTTGGTTAAAATCATATCCAACAAAACCATATCCGAAATTAAGGAATTGATGATTGATTTTTTATATTGGAGGGACGACGATGAAAAACTATGATTGGAAATCTTTTATAGGCGTATTGATTTTATGCGCTGTGATTTGTATTGGCTTACAAGCGTTTACAAAAGTTGTAGATAAATATGCGGATAAACATTATCAGGTGAAAAAATGAAATTTTTAATATTAATTATTTTTTTAATAGGTTGTGGGCAAGAATCTAGTATTGAACCTACAAAAAAAAATGAACCTATAATTATAGAAAATTTTCAATTACCACCAATTGCTTGTGATGTTAATGTCCCAGGAGTTCCACCGATGGTTATTGTGGTTCCTTGGTCGGAAGCTTATGAATTAGAAGAGTCTAGTGAATTTATTGACTGTAGATTTCCTGGTGAAGAATGACCGATCCAATTCAACAGATTGAAGAAAGAATAAATAGAGCCAATAAATTTTGGACATCACAAGGAAAACAAAATCCTGATCCACAATGGCTGGACATCCAAAACCTTATTGTATTAGTAAAATGGCTTTCAGAAATGTGGCCAATGACATCGGATTTGATGCAGGCAGCGAGAATTAGAAATTTAATTGAAGAAAAGAAAAAAGAAATCTTTGGTGAGAAATGAATTTTATTAAGCTTAACGGGCCACTTTTTATAAGAGTGGATTTTATCCAGAGTGTAGAATGGAGTGAATCTTTAAAATGCACTGTTATTCATGCGCAGTATGGCTCTTATGAAGTGGAAGAAACAGTAGGGCATATAATGGATTTAATTAGATATGAAACTGAGCCTCAAATGGAGATAGAATGATCTCCCTACGTAAGATATTG